GCCAGGCGAAGATTATCGAGCGCGGCGGCAAGCTCGTGCCGGTGAGCCTGATCTGATGGGCGTTGACGGAACACTGCTGTGAATTTCGGCCTCCCCGAGGCATTCGCCTACGCAGATCAGATCTGGGTGGGCGGCATGTTTATGGTTGCTTTCATGGGCGGCTGGATTGTTGGAGGGATTTGTCAGCGATGAGCGCAGAGATCGTCAACATCTGGGATTATCGCCGCAAGGAAGAACGCGAGGCCGCAATGGTCCGTATGGCGAAGGAAGTCATGGGCTTGATTGACACGGCGCCCTGCGAAATGCCGCCTGTGTGGCCGTCCTATCAGGCGCCAGAGAGTGATCCAGCTTAACGACCGGGCCTGACGGATTCGGGCATACGCAGAAGCACGAAGGAAGTAGAAATGTTGACCGTGAAGCACGTCATGCCCGATGGCCATGAAGAGATCTATGCCGCTGTTCGGGCTGGCGCAACGAAGGCCGCAATCACCGCAAATGAGCCCCGCGGGCAGTTTCACATTGAGACAGCAAAGGGCGATATTGTGATCCTGGGCGGCGAAGGCGACGGCGTGTTCTATGTGATGAACGACGCTGGCAAGACCGTTGCCAAGTACGATTTCAATCCGCCCCAAGCTGCTGTGATCGGCGGGAAGCCTTGGGCCGCACATGCCATCGCTGGCGGGGGCTTGGGCTAGATATGACCTCCATCGTCACCGACTTCAGGTCGATCAAGCGGATCTTGGAGCGCCAAGACCAGAAAGCCGAGTTCGAGGCTAAGAACCCGAAGGTAGAGCCGAGCATGTACGGCTGGCCGTATGGGGTGGCGGTGCCGCTGAAGTCTTTGGCGCACCCAGAATGGCCGTATGCCGGGACTGGCTTTGAGTGGTCGAAGTTCAAGATTTAGGCTACACTTCAATCATGAGTGAGCCATTTCATCCGCGCCCAGACTGCCCCGCCGTCTACGAGAAGGACGGCGTCGTTCTTGACCTCAATCAAACGCCAGTGACTTTCCCCTGTGGAGCATTGCCTGGCTGTGGCGGTCCTGGATGCCGTTGGGCGCGAAAAGATGAATATCCATTGCCGACCCCAAGTTCAGTAAATGGCTAAAAACCTTACCGATATCCGCTCATTAGCGCGAGGCCACACAGAGGGCGCGCTGGCTACCCTTGCCAGCATCATGCACTCGGCTAAAGCCCCGCCAGCGGCCCGCGTTGCCGCGGCAAACGCCCTTCTGGATCGTGGCTGGGGTAAGCCTGCGCAGCCGGTTGATGGGGACGGCGAGGGCGGCCCAGTTCAGCTCATTCACAAGATCGAGCGCGTGATTGTCAGCCCTCCAAATCAAGACGGCTAGGGTTTTTGAGCCGCTACTGCATCCCGCCAGATACAAGGGCGCACATGGCGGGCGCGGCTCGGGCAAGTCTCACTTCTTCGGCGAGCTCGCTGTTGAGGACGCGCTAAGGGCGCCGGGCGACTTCGGCGAGGGCCTTCGGATGGTTTGCATCCGCGAGGTCCAGAAGGATCTAACGCAGTCGTCCAAGCTTCTGATCGAGGACAAGATCAGGCGTTTGGGGCTGACTGAGGCGGACGGCTTCAAGCCTTGGAATGACAGAATCGAGCTACCCAAAGATGGGGTGGTGATCTTCAAGGGCATGAAGGACTATTCGGCGGATTCGGTGAAGTCGCTCGAGGGCTTTCATCGGGCCTGGATGGAAGAGGCGCAATCGATCTCGGCGCGTTCTCTGTCGCTGCTTCGTCCGACCATTCGTTCGCCCGGCTCTGAGATATGGGCGAGCTGGAACCCGACCCGCAAGAGCGATGCGGTTGATGATTTCTTCCGCGGGCCGCAGGGCCTGCCGAAGGGCGCCGTGGTCGTGCAGGCCAATTGGCGGGACAACCCGTTCTGGACAGCTGAGCTCGAGGCCGAGCGCCAGATTGAGTTGGAGCGCTACCCGGAGCGCTATGGGCACACATACGAGGGCGAGTATGCGGCAGCCTTCGAAGGCGCCTATTACGCCGCAATGCTCTCTGAGGCCAAGCGGAAGGGCAGGATCGGTGTTGTAGCGGCCGATCCGCTGCTGCCGCTCCGCGCGTTCATCGACATCGGCGGGTCTGGAGCGAACGCTGACGCCTTCACCATCTGGATTGTCCAGTGGGTGGAGGATCGCATTCTGATCCTGGATTATTACGAGGCGGTTGGGCAAGTGCTCGCCTCTCACGCCGCCTGGCTGCGTAAGAACGGATATCAGGATGCAATCCTGTATCTGCCGCACGACGGCGTGAACGAGAACAATATCACCGGCAAGCGCTACGAAGATCATCTTCGCGAGGCCGGTTTTAAGGTTGAGCCCCCAGTCAAGAACCAGGGCAAGGGCGCCGCGTCTATGCGGATCGAGGCCGTGAGGCGGCTTGGTCCCAAGATGTGGTGGAACGAAGCAACGACAGAGGCGGGCCGACAGGCCGTGGGATTCTATCACGAGAAGAAAGACGAAAATCGCAATGTTGGTCTCGGTCCTGATCATGATTGGTCGTCGCATGCTGCGGACTCGCTCGGCTTGATGGCTATTTGCTACGAGGAGCCGGGCAGGGCTGCGAACTTCAATCGCCCGATCCGCTACGCCAACCAGGGCTATGCCTGATGGCTAAGATGGCCGCGCTCGAGCTCAAGGCGATGTTGGCTGCTCAAAAGTCAGATGCGCTTGCCGCCATGAGCGCTGCCGAGCTCGCTCAAGAGCGCTCCGATGCCATGGATTATTACCTTGGCAACATGGAAAAGGACATGCCGGCGCAGCCAGGCCGGTCCAAAGCCGTGTCAACGGATGTCGCGGATACGATTGAAGGGCTGATGCCGCAACTGATGGACATCTTCGCGGGATCTGACGAGGTTGTCCGTTTCGAGCCTGTCGGCCCTGAAGACGAAGGGGCGGCGCAGCAAGAAACCGACTACGTGAACCATGTGTTCATGCAGCAAAATCCCGGTTTCATGACGCTGTACAGTTTCATCAAGGATGCGCTTCTGTCCAAGGTGGGCATCGTCAAGGTTTGGTGGGAAGAGACCGAGCAGGAGCAGCGTGAGACCTATTACGGGCTGTCTGATGACCAGTTCGCGTTGCTGGCGCAGGATGTTGCGGCATCTGACGGCATGATGGAGATCGTGGAGCATACGGTCAATGACGGGGCGGCGGTCTGATGGATGCCATGACGCCTTCGGCGATGCTTGCTCCCGGTGGAGGGTTCGAACCTCCCGCATCCCAGCCGGATCGAACGGCTATTTCTGGCGCCAGCCCCGGGGCGGGACTGACTATAACACACGACGTAACGGTGGTCACGACAAAGAAGCTCGCCCAGGCCCGCGTTATGGGCGTGCCTCCCGAGGAGTTCGGGATCGAGCGCGGCGCTCGCAACATCCGGGATTGCAATTACTGCTTCCATGAGGTCGTCACCAAGACCGAAGGGCAGTTGATCGCGGAGGGCTTTGACGAGCAGCAGATCAAGGCGCTCGGAGACTATAACGGCACCAACGAGATCGAGGCCCTATCTCGCGATACCGTCGAAGAGCACTTCAACTCGAGCGACGTGAACAAGGCCGCCCGTCTGGTCAAGATCACCGAGCATTACGTTCGGATGGACTACGAGGGCAACGGGCGCCCGTGCCTGTATCAGGTCATCACGGGCGGCGATCAAGGCGAGATCCTGCGCAAGGATGGCAAGGAGTGCGTGACTCCGTTTGACGCCATGCCGTTCGCCACGACGACGCCGGTTCCGGTCACGCATAGGTTCTTCGGCCGGTCCGTTGCCGACTTGGTTATGGATATCCAGCGCATTAAGACGGCTCTATTGCGAGGCGCGCTCGACAACCTCTATCTGCATAACAACCCGCGCGTCGAGGTGGTTGAAGCCCATGCCGGTCCTAACACTCTGGATGATCTACTGGTCAGCCGCCCAGGTGGCGTTGTCCGCACTAAGACTGCCGGCGGACTTAACTGGCAGGTAGTCCCGGACATCACGGCGAGCGTTTACCCCGCGCTGCAATACCTCGACGCGACGCGCGAATCCCGCACTGGCATGTCGAACCAGTCGCAGGGGATCGACGCCAACGCCTTGCAAAACCAGAGTGCAACGGCTGTTGCCCAGGTCTTCTCTGCTTCGCAGATGAGGATGAAGCTGATCGCGCGCATCATGGCCGAGGGCGTGCGGGATATGTTCTCGCTGCTGCACGGCACGATCAGGAAGCACGGGCAGGAAGCACAGACCGTTCGTCTGCGGAATACGTGGGTCCAGGTCAATCCTCGCCAGTGGAAGACCCGCAACGACATGACCATCAACGTCGGGCTTGGCTCGGGCGGCAAGGCTCAGCAGTTTGCCCAGACCATGGCGCTGGCGAACTTCCAGAAGGAATTGCTGCTCGGCGGCAAGACGCATCTAGTTGGCGACGACAAGCTGTTTAACACGGCGGCTGAGCTGACCAAGATCATGGGGCACAAGAACCCCGACAAGTTCTTTGATGATCCGACTGCGAAAGATCCGCAGACCGGCCAGTTGCTGCATCCGCCGCAGCCCCCGTCGCCTGATCCTGCCCTGATCAAAGTGCAGGCCGATGCGCAGATGAAGGACAAAGAGCTTCAGATGCGTGGCCATGAGATCATGGCGAATGCCGAGATCGCCAAGCAGGCCGACGAGCGCAAGGCTCAAATTGAGAGCGTTCAGGCTCAGGCCGACATTGCGACCGAGCAGCGCAAGCTTGAAGGCGAGATGGCGCTTGCGCAGCAGAAATTCGAGCTCGAGCGCGAGCTGAAGTTGATGGATTTCCAATTGAAGAAGGAAATGCATCAGCAGGACATGGCTATGAGGGCTGAGCAGCACCGCCAGCAAATGGAAGCGGGCGTGTTCAAGGTGGTTCAAGGCCAGGAAGCGCACGAGCAGAAGCTGGAGGCGACCGCTGCCGCGGTTAAGGCTAAGCCGAAGGGCGACAAGTGATGTTTGCAGGACATCTGCCGACGAAGCAATTCTCTCATGAGGAATGGTCGGCGATGAAGGTATGGTTGGAGGGAACTGAAGACATCCCTGAAAATGGGATGTATCGCAGCACCCTGCGCGGCAGGCCGATCGTTTTCAGATGTAATTGGGACGATCGCCAGAGCTATGCAGTGCGTCCGATCGTCCGCGTGAAGATGGGTCGCAGCGTTGTCTGACGAATCCGCCCTCACCAAGGCCACCGCAAGGGCCGCCAGAGCTCAGAAGCTGATCGAGGACGATCTACTGGCCGAGGCGTTCGCCTCGCTGGAGCAGGCTTATATCGCCGCCTGGCGGGCAACCAAGATCGACGACACGCCGGCACGGGAAAAGCTGTTCCTGGCGATCAACGTGGTTGGCAAGGTTCGCGACCATCTCGAGAAGGTCGTCAGTGACGGCAAGATTGCGCAAGCTGAGTTGAAAGAGCTTGCGGAAACCGCTGAGCGCAAGAAGCGCTTCGGCATCCTGTAACACAAGGAACATCGCTTGACCGACGAAACCGGCGCTCCTGCTGGCGGCGAAGCTATTGCCGTCATCACCCCAGCGCAAGATACCGGCGCAGACCTTTCCATCTCTCAGGCCGCACGCGCCCTCGCGCAGGCCCGGCACAAGCCGAAAGAACAATCCGCTCCCGTTGAGCAGCCCCAGGCTGATCCGGTCGAGCAGCCCGAATTGGCGCAAGCCAACGCCGACCCGCAAGACGCGGCTCCCGGCGAACCGACTGAAGCAGCCGAACCGGCAGAACTGCCGCCCATCGAGCCGCCGAGGTCTTGGACCCAGGCAGAGAAGGAGCGCTTCCAATCCTTGCCTCGCGAAACGCAGGAATACCTGCACACTCGCGAA